GGCAGCATCTTCCGGCAGGCACGGCGCATCATTTGCCGGCGTCTGCATGGCTTGTAATTCGAGGTTGGCAATACGCTCGGCGTCGGCAAGCGAACGGGCCGCATCCGCAGCGTTGATTGTTTGTAGTATTTCGAGGCGGCCTTGGAGAACCTTGACCTGCTGCGCGGCTTCTTCAGATACGCGCCGTTGGTAGGCAGACTTATCAATCTGCTGATAGGCCAGCCCTGCGGCAAGAACCGCCACCGCAACAACCGCCACCTTCCAATTCTTGGCGAACCACGCCACCGCGGCTAGTGCCAACACCGCCAGCACGACCACGAGCACCAACGCGAAGTTCGCGCCTAGATACGACATAAGCCAAAATGGGCCGGTGATGCTCAACGCGGCGACTCCCAGACTGAGATAATGATAAGGAAGGCAACAATCACGACAGGAATCGCGAAAGGGATAACGACCATGCGCGCCTCACAGTGGCGCGGTGCGCCGTGTAGCGGGCTAACCTTCGCGCAGCCCCTCAAGACACAAGGCGCGCTCGCTCTTGCGCACGTCGCCCGGTACACCGCTGCGTCGAGCAATCAGCCCCTTGCGAACCACACCCGCAGAGCGCACGTACCAGCCAGCAAATGCGTTGCAACCGGCCTCATATCGCCCAGCATTCATGTGTGCCATCATCGGCGAGCGACATACCGCGGCAATGCCCGCGTTGTAGGATGCGTCCACAAGCGCAGACCAAACCTTCACCGGGAAAACGCGCGTGGCGCATTTGGCAACACCGGCCACGTACTTGGGTAGGCTCTTTTGAAGTGCCGCGTCGCACTCGATCTTGGTGAACCGCTGGCCAGCCTTGACGTCGCCAAACTCCGAAGTCTGGCCGTAGCAATATGTAATGGGGTGACCGGTGCCGATAGCGTCTCTGCGCGCGACCTTGTCCATGCCCTCCCATTGCGGCGTGAAGCTAACCAGGCTGGCTACGATGGCAGCCACCATGGCAGCGCTCAGTGCTACGCCGCGCTTGTTGGCTGGCCTGACGGCTACGGCCACTGCTCAGTCCCCGGCTGCTTAAGGATGCGGGCCACCTGAAACGAGAAAATCACCAAGAACCCAACACCGAAGAAAACCGGCGCCGGGATACTGCCGGCCAAGCCAATCCAGAGGGCCGCCACGGTACCCACGGCCAGCCAGAAATAGGTCACGCGCATAGACCAAAGACGGGTCAATTCCGTCCGCCAACGGGGGATTAGGCGCACCTGGGGCGCGTTGGGCATTGGATTGGTCCTTTTGGGTGTGGTAGGGGTGGTTGTATATTGTGTAAAATCGCACGTTCGCGACAATTAGACACGGGAGTGCTATTTTGAGGCACCGAATGGAGCGTGACATGAAATCCGATCACGTCGTGATCGTCATTTCTTCTCTTGGCGGTGGCGGGGCAGAGCGCGTCGTTGCAGAACTAAGTCGATATTTAACGGGTCGCGGTCGAGTTACTGTATTTACCCTAAACGGGGATGACGCGGACATTTACCCACTCGACAGCCTCGTTCACAGAGAAAGAATAGATATCCGTCGCCAATCCAGTTCAATTGTGCAATCGGTGAAAAACACCCTACGCCAACTATGGGATATCAGACGGAAAATCCTATCCCTCAGACCTACTGTCGTCCTCAGCTTCATAGACCAAACCAACATAAGAACGACGTTGTCTATGATAGGCACCGGAATCCCGGTGTTAGTGGCAGAGCGCAACCATCCTGAATTTCATGAGCTACCAGAGGGATGGCGGAAGCTGCGAAAAGTCAGTTACCGTTTTGCCGCCGCCACCATAGTTCAAACAAAAGATGCCGCGCGTTGGTTCAACGCTAATGTCAAAACGAAGCGTCTAATAGAAATTCCAAATGCAGTCAGGGAGATTGGCCCCACAATAGCCTTGCGGAAGCCAGAAAAGCTCGTTCTTGGAGTTGGCAGACTCGCACATGAAAAAGGCTTTGATATCCTAGTCGAAGCCTTCGCCAAATCAGAGGAAATGCAACGCGACGGTTGGCGGCTCGCAATTTTAGGCGAGGGACCAGAACGCGATAATCTTAAGAAACTTGCCTCCGACCTTGGTGTCCTACGTTCATTATCCATGCCTGGGCATGTTTCCAACGTAATTGAATGGATGCACCGAGCAGGCATATTCGTTCTTTCATCGCGCACCGAGGGTTTTCCGAATACACTACTAGAGGCGATGCAGATGGGCGTCCCTTGCATCAGCACCAACTGCCCAGCCGGACCCAGTACCCTAATTGAGGATGGGCTCAACGGGTTATTGATCCCCATTGACGATGTTCACGCGATGGCAAGTTGTATGCACCGGCTATCTGGTGACGAAGCATTTAGAATAGAGATTGGAGCCAATGCGGAAAGAGTTAATCTGAAGTATTCCCCGACCCATGTTTACGGAATGTGGGCAGATGCTATAGATTCAATCGTTCGACCTAATCATGCTATTTCCCCAACACCGGAAACCGTAAGAACACTACCCGACCTGCCGGGGTAGGTAGCATCATAATTTACGACATTAATCGAAGTGGTATTTGCGTTAGCATACCCAGCGACTGCAACAGAGTATCCACCATCAAAGCCACCGAAGGCGATCGCGGTCTTCCATGTCCATGGCAGCCCCGAAATGATAATGCGCCCACTGCCCGTCCCAGCGGTCGTGATTGTCGCGGTGATTCTAAAGCATACCGTTTTACCATTAATCTTATACGATGCAGTCCCACCTGCATCGGTTATCGTTCCAGATGATGAGGCGATGGTCGGGGTAAATGTAGACCACGGCTGTGCTATGGATGGAGAGTTTCCATCATCAACGTCCATGTTTGATATATTTGATAGGCCAGTTAGCGGCGTGGTAACGCTGATGAAAGTGCAACCCTTGACGTGAAGGCCGGCAAGGGTTGCGGACGCGCGAATAAAATATGTGAAATTTACGAAAACTGATCCAGTTATGGACAGTCCGGTTGATGCGCCAGCAATTTCAATGCCAACATTATTCGACGCACTATTCGACGACATTACACTGCCGTCTGTAATGGACAAGCCGCTCCCGTGGAATGTTATCCACGTTCCACCCACCGTGGTGATGTCACCGAACCAACATGCCCGGAAATTCAACCCCTTGGAGGCGATATTGCCGTGAGCGGTGTTTTCGTAAGCATTAGCACGACCGTTGTCGTCCGCCTCGAAAGCACACCCATCAAACGTCCAGCTTTCTGTGCCACCCGAAATAGCTGCATCGTGATGTCCGACGAATTGGCATGACACAATGCGTGCCGTTGTCGTCGTGCCGGCGTATACTTGTGCCCCCCGAATGGATGGACAGCCCTTACTAAAATTAACGTTTTCGCAAAGCGCCTCAAAACTCTGGTCGAGATTTAGAAGTGTGGCCGTCCCCGTCGTCTGAGATGTGGACAAGACGGCATTGCGAATAGTCAGTTTGGCCGACGCAGAACCGAACGACGGTGGAGAAACAGTTGCGGCAGTGTTGCCACCAGCATCAATCAAATATCCAGTGAACGAAGCAGAAGTGTAGATAATTGAAATGTCTTCAATGGTGACGCCGACAGAATCCCTCGCATCTATGAACCTATCACCAACGCCCGTGTATCTAATTTCCGACGCTGGGGATGAGCCACCAGTGAAGCCGCCGCCGCCCCTCACTCTTACCCCAATCCGTCCATTGAGGCTGAGTGTGTCGTCCACGATGTACGGCGACAACGACCGCGGTACTACGACCTCTCCACCACGAGGTGTGACTGGGAGATAATCAAATGCATTCTGGAACGCTGCGGTATCTACGGTCGAGCCATCACCCTTCGCCCCAAACATCTTCACGTTCGGCACCGTTTCCGACAATTCCCACCACGCACCATCCATAGACTGGAACTTGCCTGCATGACTCGGCTCCGATCCGGCGCGCGCATATAGTGCGCCGCCCCCGTCCCCTGCCGCAGCATAGCCACCGGTTCGAATTGCGTTCTGGGGAGCCGTAATCGTGGCAGCACTTGCCTCGGCAATTGAGTCGTAGTCGTAAATTCCCATATTGCTGCGTGCGGTGGCGAGGTCCGCCAGGTCGCTTAAATTGGATGCGGCCTGCAAGCCATACGGTGATGCAATTGATGCCCACGCACCGTCCTGCATCTCCCAGAATTTACCCGTGGTGGGTTGATAGATTAATTGCCCCTCTGCAGCAGTCAGCGGCGGCTTCGCGTTATCGGGGTCGGCATATACCGCGTTAAGCGTCCAAACCAGACCCTTCGCTTCCAACGTCGACAATAGCGTCGTAAGGTCCGCCCGCGCGACGCCGCCAACGAACCGCAGCGGCGACCGCTGCGTAATCTTGTAATCCCCGCCAGTCACGGCGTCGTAGGGCCATGCATCGATCGTCAGGTGCGTTTCGTCCGTCACGTCGACAACGATGACCGTATGCCCCGCAATCGTGATGTCATCGCCCGCACGCGCATTGACGCCAGACCATAGCGTATCGGTTCCGGTTACGACGGTGCCGCCAGCATCAACAGAAACAGTGCCATAGGCGTAGGAGGGGAAATCAGTCATTGGTTTCCTTTGATGATGTTATCGAGTTCGGCGGGCGACGTGGCGGCGGCGATGGCGGCGAGTGCCTGCTGTCGTGCTAATTCGCGCGCGCCGACGTTGTCGGGTTTGATGGCAACGAGCGCAGCCAATGCTTCTGGCGTAATGCCGCGCAACGCTGCCTCTGCCGTGAACCAATCCGGGTACGGCGCGCCTGCCGCAGCGGCCTTGCGCTTCTCGGCATGCGCTGCGTCGATATGCGGCGCAGCAAGGGTGTTGAAGATCGCGTTGATCTTGGTGACGGCAACGGCGCGTAGAGCAGGCATGGGGTCGAGGTTGAGTTTCATTACGAATCTAGCCCAGCGCTAAACCCGGCGTGGTAAGCTTCTTCAGCAGTCATTCCACTCCATGGCGCGTCTTCTGACGCGGCGTCGGCTACATCCTCGATCCGCAGACCCTTCACGTAGCCGTCCTTATCCACGCGCACGCGGTACTTCACTTCGTTCTCGCTCATCCCACCGCCTCCACATCGCACTTGAATTGCTGGTACGGCCACTTCTCCAGCACGATGCGATAGAGTCCCGGTGCCGGAACGCTCAGTTCAAGTTCGCCGTCTGGTAGCGCTCCGCTCCACACCACGTCGCTGCCGACGAAAACATTGAACGAAACGTCTTTCGGCGCGCCGGTCAGGACCGCAGTATCGGTGCCGCCCGCCTTGATGGTGGTTTTGTCGACGGTGACTGCCATAGAGGGACGCTCGGTTGCCTCTCCGCTCAGCGCGTACCACTGGTCCGGTGACAACAGACCCGGGATATCGCGCTTTATGAACTTCTGCCCGAGCGCGTGGATTTGATCTTCGTATTTGTCGTTCGGATCGTAGTGCTTGTTGCCCTGCGTAAAGCGACCCGGTGTTGCGCTGTTTTCGTCGTCATAGATTCCGTAAAACACTGCGCGCCCCTAGCCGTAATTTTTGTAAATGAGATAGTTGCAGTAGGCGTAACTGATCGATCCGACTCCAGCCGACTGCTTGGCGTAAGAGATGCCGTAAAACTTCCCGTCTACTGAGTTAATGACGCCGCCGATTTGCTTAGGCGTTTTCAACTTGTCGGACGCGGTGCCGTCAGGAATGCGCCACATCACATTGAACATTGGAAACTGGCCGGAGGGCGTCGCGTAAACTGCAGGCCCTTGCGTCGCATAAGCCAAGCCGCCAGATGCCGACGACGGAATTAGATTTGCCTGGATGTAGCTATTCGCATAAATTCGGAACGGCATTTGGTCGCCGTCGAAAATCAATTGGTCGAACGCTGCCGTGGCGACATCTACAGTCGCTACAGACACGCGAAATGGCGACGACGCCCCACCCTGAATTTTTACGCGCGCAACCATTACAGCGCCCCGTTGTAGACGGCGTAAAATGTCTTCACGCTGGTTGTGACGGACATATTTGCGCCGCTGGAGTTGATCATTGCGGATGCGAGGCTACCGCGGCTGATAGTAGGTCCGGTTGCGATCGTCGCGCAGGGCGCAGGGCGCGATGGCCCCGTTAGGGTGCCGTATCCGCTCAGTCCGAAGTCATCGAACGTATTCTGTGTGGTCAGAATGACGATCGGGTTCTTACCAAGTCCTAGTGAGACGGTGCCGCTCGATGAAATCTGACCAAGCAACAGAAGCTGCGAAATCTTTGATGACATCGCCAGAATGAGCGCACTGTCAGCGGCGGTATATGCATCCACGCCCGGAGGCGAGATAAAGATGCCCCTGTCGCCATTGCCGCGCCCGCCTATGACAACCCGTCGCGTCATTGCGTTGCCACCGCCACGTTAAAAACGACATAGAGCACCTGATACGAAACCGCAGAACCGGAAGGCGTGCCCGGCAGCGTAATCAGTCCGCGCTCCGACGTAATGCCAAGTCCGTCGAGGCTGGTCGTTCCTGTCGTCCCCCACGTGAACGGCGTGCGCTCGTCATAGACGGTCGAGCCGCTGGCCTGTCGGCATTCGATCCACGGGATAAAGCCGGGGTCAGTAACCGCCTTGGTTGACGGGAGGTTGCTGCTATTGCTTGCGTATCCAACATCGATGGCGCGAACGATATCCGTCCATTCCGAATAGAATGACGTTTGGATGGGGTCATTGCGATCAACCGTTGTGACATCATAGCCCGGTCGGCTACACACCAACCCGAACACCCCGCCACCTAAATTTCCAATCATTGCGCGCCGGGTCATGCCATCAATCCGAAATGATGATGGTGCCGGACGTCATCGTACCAAAGTCGGCGGTGATGGCGCTTAGCTGCGCAACGTCGAGCTTGGTGGCCTTCACGCTCCCGTCGATAAGAACGCTGTCGGCATTGATGCCAATCGACGTCACGCCGCCAACTGTGCCGATCGTGAAAGGCTTCTTCGGTGACGCGCCCGTACCTACGATCTGGAAAAAGTCCGTCGTGAAGATCGTCGTGCCAGTGCCGGGTCCGCCATTGGTCTGCTGATAACCGACGATGTAGCCGTTGTTGTCGAGCGTGAGGCTGTACGAAAGCGCAAGTTGCCCTTGGATAGCGCCGACTGCTGTGTTCGTCTCAGTAATTGCGGCAGTGTTGTCGCCAACCTGCACCGACACGGTATCGACCGTTTCCGCCAGCGCATTGGTGGCATTCGTGGCAACGGTTTCAACGTGCGTAATGGATGCTTGCAGCGCCCCGCTAACCGCCTGCAATTGGATGCGGGTTTCGTCACGGCTCAGCCAGTCGGCAGAGTCCTGATTGTCGGAGATCGACGTGATGAGCGCTAACGTCGAATTGAGCGCATCAGTCACCGCCTGATTTAGGTTGGTGATTTCCGCGCGGACTTCTGCGGCGAAATCCAGAATGCTGAACTTTACATCCGGCAAAATCGCCGGAAGCCAATCGGAAAACGGCGTATCCCGCGGTGAACTCGGAATGTAGCGCCCGCGCGCATAGTACGTTGCGCCCGCCAAAAACGCCTGCGAGCTGACAATGATAGAACCGCGCTGCGCATCGCCGGTTTGACCTCTCAGGAAAACATTTGCGTCGCTGGCCGACGTGGATATTTCATACGAAACACCGCGGATATCGCTCTTAGTGCCGTCCCAGGACAAGTAAATGACAGGACGGCGAGGAAGCCCATTCGCGTCATACAGAGTCTGCCCTTCCGCGTACCACGCCACGATCGGCTGCGGTGCAGGACGCACGATCTGCATGGGCGCAAAGACGGGGGCGACGTAATCGGTGTCTTGGTCCCAATCATAATCTGACGGGTCAACTTCCGTCAGTTGCACCATTACATCGAGGTTGGCCTTGTAGGAGATTCCGTCGATTCGGAACCACTTTGCCTCGTAGCCATTGCGGTCGCTGGTCCATTCGACCACATCACCAGGCTCAAGACACTGTGCCCACGGCGGCAGAACGATGGTGTGGCGACGCTCGCGCACAGCCTCCAACATCGCGCTCTTAAGCAGCCGCTGCACTTGGCCCTTGTACGGGCAGGCCGAGAGGTCGACGCTCGACATAAGACGGCGATTACCGTCGCGCACCTCTTGCTGCGGGTTGTTGACGGCCGGGGATGTTTTCTGGTTCCAGCCTTCAGCGGGCTCAGGATAGGTGGCAACAGCGCCATTGATGCTGTCTGAAAGGCCGCGGAAGGGATCGTAGGTCTGTTCTTCCGTCGACAGAATGTCGCCGTCCGTAAACGAAAGAACCGGAGCGTCGGGCTCGCCAACGTGGATGGTGTAGGTACCGCCAACTTCGGTCAGGCGGCCTGCGCACGTCTTGAGCAGAGTCTCGATAATGTCAGCGGGCGCAAGGTCAACGTCAACTTGCGCACCGGAGCGATATTGCGGCTCTGGCCCGTCAGGACCGTCCACCGACGCGCGGCACTTGTTGATTGCCGCAATCCAGTTGGCTGCTGGCAAGATTGCGGGATTGGGCGACTGCAGGCCGTAAAGCCACTTGCCGCCGTAGGTGATGCCGCGCAGGATATTGTAAATCTGAACGGCCGGCAGATTGTCGCCGTCGCCGCCCCATGTTGACGGGTCGGAATATCGGTGCGAACCAGAGCCGCCAGCGGTGCTATCCTTGGAGATGTCGTAAAGCGGAATACCGGTGACGGTGAACTTCGGCTGCGGGAATCCCTTGAACATGGGATTCTCGTTGTCGCGCCGATCCATCAGCGCGGTAACGATCACATACGAAACGCCGTAGCCAATACGGTCGCTGCCGTAGGGGCGCTCTGACGTAGCAAGGCCGTTGACTAGCTCGGTGTCCGCCGCCGTCTGCGTGCCGTTGTAAAAGCGAAACCAGAGATGTTGGTCGCCGTTACTAATATGGTCGTTGGAGTAATCGCCATACTGACTGGTAGCGGCGCGCACATCAAGCTTCTGGCCATCCAACCAATATTCCGTAATGGCCTGGATAGGCATATCGGACAGCGCCACAACCTGCGCGTAGAGCGCGTTCGGCGTGTCGGACGCCTGATGATAGGCGTTGTGATAGGCGAGCGACCCGGCCGTGTTGTAGGTGCCGAGAATGAACGAGCGTGGAGTATCGCCGCCTGTCTGCAGCGTGCCTTGAATGCCGGCGTATTCCTGCTTGGCCCCACCCTTAATCGCCGCGGCGATGTACGACAGGCCAATACCTGCAGCCAACTGCAGGGCGGCGGACGTTAGGCCCGCAACCGTGAAGAATGACGATATGATGCCCTGAATCGCAACGCCGATGCCGGCAAAAATTGGCACGTGCTAAACCTGTGATGTTAAGAGCGTCAGAGAGACTTTTCGAACCACGTCTCGCCGACGCAGAATCCGGCGCGGGCGTAAAGACGTTCAAAGGCGCGATGGCTGCGCACACAGCCCAACGCAAGCTTCACGCAGCCCCTGCTGCGAGCCCATTCTTCGTATGCGGATAAAATCTCGGAGAATTGGCCCGGCTCAGCAGCCCGGATAACGTGCTCAAGGGCCACCCGGCCCGCGCCCAATGGACTATCGAATGCAGACGCCCAAAGCATTGAGCCGTCGCCGATAAGAACCAGGTTGTTGGAATCCGCTATTGCGTTAGCAAGCGATACTGACAGAAAAACCGGATCAAACTGCCAATCGAATTCGTGTTCGGCGTATACCTTCTTCAATACCCCCAGCAGCGCCGCAATATCCTCGCTGCCTGCACGACGGATCATGTGCCGGCCTGCCCCCAATCGACATTCCATTCGCCGACTGCGGCAACATCCTTGAAAAACCCGTCGCTGGCGTTGCGTAGTGACTTCTGCGAGTCATCGGATCGTGTATCAGGATTGCTGCGTGTCAATTCCTGCGCGTGAGACGTGCAGGTGAGCGTAAGGCTGCCCTCGCTATTCTCGGCTGGCGTCACCAGTGGAGCGGTGTCAACGAAGCCCTGAAAACGACAGAACGCTGGCTCAAGCAACGCGCGCGTATTTGTGTCGAAGTACCCCGAGTAGATTTCAACGCGCGCCTGCTTCAGGTCGTAACCGCGCACGATGTTCTGTGCGCCGGGGCTGACCTGCGAGAACGTAATAGTCACGGTCTGTACCGCCGTGCCAGACACGGCTGGGATATCGCTAATCGAAATGAGCGCTCCAGCACCCTCAAAGTCACGCTCGATTGCAGAGCCCGACAACGGATTTACAACCTGCGCCGCAATATTCGTGGTGCCAGACCAAAACCCATAAGGCGAAGGATCACCCGACGAAAAGTCGCGCGGGATAATCCAGAGAAAGTCTCGAAAGACAATCTTCCGGTTGAGTAGCGCGTTTTGCAATGTGGTGGAGAAAGAGCGCATGTGCTGCTACCGAGCCTCCATCGCCTGAAATGAAACCGTACCGTCGCCCGTCTGCGGGTCTGCTGTGGTGGAAATAGATCCCGGCACAATCGCCATGATGCAGGCCGGCTTGCTGATGGTGACCGTTGCACCAGTCGCCACACCCGGCCAAATGTGCGGGCGAACCTCATAGGCGCTACCCGAAATATCAGCGATGCGGTGCAGGTCAGTCGTGCCGATCTGCAGCATGTCACCGATCGAAAGCGTGATACCCGTAAGCCCGGTTACGCCGACAACCTTGTTATCAGTAATTGACGACAGCGTTCCTGCTGGTAACGTCGACGAGCCCGGGTGCTTAATCGGTCGGCATCGCGAGAACGACCGGCCGTAGAACGTGCCGGCGCCATTCTCCATCAGGTCAAGCTTAGCACGCCAAAAGTCTAATTCGTTGATCGGCATCGAGCGCGACTGATAGGTGGCCTGCCAAAGCGGGTCGCCAAGGTCTTTAACTTGGGTCTTCCCATTGGCTTGGCGCGACTGTTCCTGACGCCACAAGAGTTCGAAGGCGGTACTCCAGCCGGGGAATGACGCGAGCAGGTCGTAGGGATACGTAATAGCCATGTGCGCCCCTACGTCAGTTGGCGGCGCTTACGCGCGTCCGTTACCGCAGCAACAACCTTGCTCGGCAATGCGGCGTCGTGAGCCGCCAGCGCCTGTTTGATGAGCGCAACCGTGTTGGCGCTTGCGTCGCCTTGGATAACGACAGTGGAGCCGCCTACCGAGACGCTGGTGCCGCCGACCCCACCCGACCGCAGCACGTCATTGGGTATGACCTGCGAGCCGCGGGGTAGGTTTACTAGCTCAGGGCCTTTTTCTCCGACAAGCGACAACCCGCCCGGTGCGAAGTCCGTGCCGGATGCGAACTTGGGGAACGTTTGGCTGCCAACACTAATAGTGCCGGTTGGTCCACCGCCACCGAACAAACCACTGATAATGCCACCCAACCCGGACGATCCGCCGAACGCTGACGACCACAGATTGTCCGCAGCCATGCTGACCAACTTATCGGCGATCTTGCCGAGCGCGTTTACGCCGGCCGTCTTGAGCGCATCCATGGCGGATGCACCGTTGCGGATTTGGGTTTCGAAATCGACCAAGAAACTACGGTTGACGTCTTGGCCAATCGTTGAAATCTGCTTTAGGGCGTCCGCTGTCCGCAGGGCCGCCGCCTCGCTGGAGTTCAACGCGGCTGGGATATCATTCCCGTAGATGCCCTTTAGTTGTTGGGCGATCGCCAAATCGGCCGGCGTGAGAAACGCGGTCTTTGTGTTGAAGTCAGTATTTGCGGCGACTTTGGCCTTGGCCAGGGCGTCAGCAGCATCGCCCGCGTCCTGAGCGAGGTCCTGGATATGATCCTGCACCTTCTGCGTAACAGGAATCCCCGCCTGCTGCGCGGCAACTAAAAGCTGCGCCTGCGCCTTTGCCTCTTCCGTGGCGGCGGCACCCTTACCCTGCGCATCGGCTTCAGCATTCAGCCTTGCTGTGTACTTCTCTACCGACTCTCCGGCGCGGTCATAAGCGTCCTTTGCTTCGTCGCCGTCTTTTCGTTTTGGAAGTTTTGCCGCGTTCGGGTCAGCGTTGTTGGCGGCGGCGGGCCGCGCCTGCGGGAGAGGGATGCCACCCGGGAAATCGATCTTGGATTGCTGCTCTGCCACCGCCTGCAACATCTGTGCGGCGAGGACGGCCTTGGCGCGGATATACTCAAGTCCCGCGGCAATTTCCATGTTCTCTGGCTTGCCGGACTTTTGTAGATTCTCGATCGCACGCGTAACTTGGTCGACATCCTGCGGCAGACCGCGTAAGTCCCTTTGCAGGATGTCGGCAGCGTCTGCCCACCTATTGAAGGTCTCCTGCCCGCTGCCGGGCTTGATGTTCTGCGACGCTAGAATCTGCGTAACAAGGTCGTTAGCCTTGTCAATCAAGCCGTCCAACCAAACTGCCACGTCGGCAGTTACGGACTTGAACTGCGCGCCCAGTTGTGCGGTCGAACGCTTCCAGGCCTCATCGAACAGCGCGGCCTTGGCAACCGTTGCATTGTCGATAACTGCACCAGCCGAGTCAGCGCTCGATGCAATATCTTCAAATGACTGGCTGCCGTTGCGGAGTGCCGCAACCCACGACTGAGACAGGCCTAGCATTTGCGCGGCCTTGGTTTTCTCGGGCATAGAATCGAACTTATTAATCAGTCCACCAGCAATCGTGAGAAGCTGGTTAAGATTGATAACTTGTCCGTTGCGGTCTTTATATTTGATGTTGTTAGCATCAAGCAGGCGCGTTAGAGAATTCTCGTTCTCCTTCGCGTCCGACAGAAGCGAAGCGACCTTACGAAGATCGTCAACGGAATCGCTGGACGAAACGCCGCCCTGCCCTGCAGCAAATTGGATACGCTGGAACCGCTCTGCAGTTACACCGACATATTCGGCGTTCTTCTGCATGTCAGAAAGTTCACTATTGACGTGCGCGAGCGCCGTCAACAACGTTCCAACCGCGCCGGTAACGCCGGCTGCAGCAACACCAAGCGAAGCAAACCCGCCCATAGTTGGATTTAGATTCGCGAACGAATTTTCAATCCGGCTAACGGCGCTATCGGCGATGTCCCCAGCCTGATCCATATCCTTGGCGAATTGGTCAAGCTTGGCGCCTAACTGAACTACAAGATCATTTGCCACTAACCAAGCCTCGCCAGCATATCTTCAAATTCATCGTCGGATGGAGGCTTAACGCTCTCCTCGGCTCCGTTCGATTTGTTGAAGCCTTCGACGGCAGATCGCATCTGCCAAAACGAGCAACGATCCACCTGCTCTGGCGTAAAGCCTATTGCGGCGCCGTTCCCGTAGACCGTGGAGAATCGGATTGGTCCGTCTTCTCCATCATCGTTTCCGTCTTTTTTTTTGAGCCAGGCTCATCATCGGGAACGCCTACTAGCGCAGCCAACAAAACGAGAAACGCCACCTTCATGTGCTCAAGCAGCGGCTTGTTATCGAAATGACGGGCGAGCAATCTCTGCGCAGCTTGATACGTTTCTCCACCGCCAATTAGGCCCGCCTTAAGCACATCACGAACGTCGTCCGGCCAAGCATTGTTGGTGCGGAGTGCATGCAGCAGTGCCGATGGACCGATGGGCTGAGCCTCGATGGCAACACGGCGAGCATTGATGCTTTCTTGCAGGCCGCGGAATTCGCCTATGGCGATGCGGAAGCGCCGATCGGCGTCAGCCCACGCCAACTCGATTGATCCGTCTGCGCTCATCTTTTTCCTTTTTGAATTACAACAGCACCGCGGTAGCCAACAGAGATGGTCACGTTCCCGCTGGTGTAGTTGTCGCCGCGCGCGGCGCGGACCTTATTATTTTCTTCAATCGTGTCTTGCAGCGTCTCTTTAAAAAGCTCGTTTCCTAATTGCTTGTAGTATCGAAACGTATTGTAAAAAAACGGCTCTGGGGCCTCTTTTCTGGTGCCAAATTCAGTGCCCAGCGAATAATCATACGATTGACCTCCCGTTCGTTTTGTCGTGGACGGACCGCCCGCGATCACCAGAACCGACAGCTTGTCCTCAGTTGGCGTTGAGACGTCTTTCTTGCGAATGGATGCCGCGAGTGTCCCGGTGTCTTTGGGCGCGGCATCCTTCATGTTGGACATCAACTCATCGGCTTGCGCCAACAACTCTTGATGGAAGTTGTATTTTACCTTGTTGGAGAACTCCAACATATCGGTTCGAAACCGCTTAACTGTCGGATTGTAGCTCACCAGAAAATACCAAGCTTAGGTCGCGTCAACCCACGTCACCGCTCCGTCATTGACGAGCGTGATGTCGACGGTGACCTTCTGGCCGCGGGTGCCACCAAGTTTGAAGGCGCTTAGAATGAAAGTTCCGGCGTAATGCCCCAGATCAGCACTGTCGAGTTTGATCTGAGCCGAGCGCGATTGCGCTTCCATGAACCAATCGTTCCACTTCTCGAACGATTCAACGGCCATTACGCCGGTGCCGCTGACCGTTGCCGAGAGCGAATTGACATCCTTGGCCTCCCAAGCGGGGGCCTCCGGATCATCGCAATCCGGGATAAGCGTGGTGTTGGTCGACGCAGCCAAGTCAAATGACTTGGTGGTCAGACCGCAAGGCTCGGCGAAGACTTCCGGGCTGGCGCCATCGCCAACCAGGATCAACAGCTTGGTGCCGGGAAGAACTGTCGGCTGTGCCATAGTAATAAACCTCTAGGTAATAGCGCAGCCGCGAACGGTCTGCTTAATGCACGGTCGTGCTGGGGTTGGCAGGCTCTATGCCGTGCCGCTAAATCCGCACGTAGCGGATTGGTGCGCCTAGGCGCCTAGTTCGGAGAGAGTAGCGCGTGGAATGTCAGCGATACGCGCCGTGTGATACCGTCCGGGTCGCGGAGCGGCTGGTACGTGTCCAGTTCGAACACGATGACGTCGAAGCCGGAGACCGTAAGTACCTCCGGCCTATCGTCTAATTTTGCTACAATCGCAGCGGCAATTTCTTTCGCTTCTTTGTAACCGTTACAGGTCGACCACACATCGATGATGGGATAACACTCGGCACCATCAATGCAGCCAGACTTGTCTGGAAGAACTTGGCAGTCGCCCATGGAGACATATGGGTTCAAGGCGTTCTGCGGCACGGCGTCATAAACTCGCTGCCCCACCACAGAAGGCAACGCGCCATCCTCTTTCAAGGCCGCCAATATCGCCTGTTGCAGTGGCCAAGATGGGTCAATCATTCTCGATTGGCTCCATGGGTACCACAATGGTGCCTGCCCCTGCTGCAGTGATGGCCCTTACAGCCGCCTCCGGAACACGTTGATATGTCTCGCCACCGAGATATTGCACAAACGCGCGAGGCGTGGCACGGTAGGAAAAATCACGTTCCATTTTGACGGTTTTCATATGAAAGAGATTTCTCTGGTAATTCTTCTGGCTCTGACCAGCGCCGCGAACGCGGCTACTGATGATGACATTATGACGTGTGCTGGAATACCGGACAGCAAGGAGCGGCTGTTATGTTTTGATGCAACCGCTCGGATGGTGTTGTCGCGTCGAATTAGTTCACCCGAAAACTACATCCTTCAGCGTTTCAAAAAGTCCGCAGACAAGTAGTTAAGGCGTCGCGGTGGACGGGTCTTCACCCGTGGTCTCCACCGCGAACTCGATCATATCGTTGCGCTGATCCGGGTTGATGTGCGCCCTGATATTAAACGTCACGCCATCCACCAACACGCGATACGTGCCATCGATCAACCGCGTTGCAGTGCTAGACCTAACGCGCAACACACCGGCTTGATTGTCCGCGATACGGCCCTGCTGGATTTTCTCCCGCGCGCGCTCTGGCGATAGCTGTGCCCAAACCGTAACGTAATCCACCCAGTCGGTTGTGAAGCCGCCGCCGCCATCTGGTGTGGAGACGAGCGACTGGAAGCGCGCGCGCTTGTTGAGTGTGCCGGCTTTCATTGTTTTTCGGCCAACTCTATTTCAACATTTACGCCAGCGACCCAACCGGCGAACTGCATAATGTGAGCCGCGAGCCGTAGGCGTGCGCCCCACAACATCGGAAGCTTGCACTTCAGAACAAGCATTTCTGCCGGCCTTACCACATGCTCTTTTGCGGTTATCGCTTCCACTTCGCCACCTGCGGCCTAAGCCACACGTAAAACCACACAGCTACGGCAAGTAGCGCAATAGCGGTAATCACTTCACGCGCTCCACAGCAAACCACGTTCCCGCCACATGCTGGATATCGGCGCCGTTATCCGCCAAATCGTCCAGCACATGAGACACATCAACAGTCCGCAGGCCATTATCGTCGTGATAAACAATAAGCCCACCGCTGCGTACAACCCGCAAAGCAAGATCGCGATCGTGTCGAACAGCCGCCTCACCATGATCGCCATCCACGAATACCAAATCACAGGTGGGGAGGTCTTCCGGCGCAAGGTCGAACGTGCCACGCTGGCGCAACTTCAATTCAAAGCGCGAGTCGTCTAGAGCAAGTTCGCCTGGGATCGCTGGCGTCTCGCGCGCTTGGACTTTGCAGGCAAAACTGTATCCGCTTGGGACGTCGACGCCGACATACCGCTCAACGGTTGGCACATTACGCAGAATAGCTGCAGCGGTGCGACCGTTGTTACAGCCAAACTCTGCAATGCAACGTGCGTCCACAGACTTGGCCAAATGGATAAGAACATCTAGCTCTCCCTCATGCACATAACGCGTCGGCAGTCCGCTCAAATCCGCCCGCAGCGCGCTGATGGTGACGCTCGATCGCGTCGCCGGCGAATAAAGCAAGGCGGGATTTGGCTTTCGGGATGTCAATCGTCTTATCCTTGGTGTTGTCGTGCTTGAAGTCGTCGCAAGGGACGATTGGGTCTATGCCGAGATACGGGCTGTACCGAGCGCCACCGCTAAAGCTGTAACTAGCCTCATATGAGCCAAACACCGCGGCAACCGGACAACCAACGGCCTGAGCGAGAATTATCGCGAAGCCCGGCGCCGTGTAAGAGAGCGCTGCAATAGAAAACAAACCAGCCAGAGTCTCAAAAGGAAGTTCGCCATGATGAAACGCTTGATCCGCTAGAACGGCGTGGCTGGTAATCCACTCGACTTTCGGCACCACGTCAGCAATAGAGACGACGTGAAAGCGGTCGCGAATACTCTGAAACAGCACGTCGTATGCGTCGCGGTCCGGGTTGCGTGCCGCGCAGCCATTCCATTCGGTGCGCTCGACAAGCGGCCGGTATACCAAAATAGGCCGGTCGGTTGGCACCGCATTGCGCGCTGCGGCAATCCACTCTGGCTTTATCGGAAGGCGAAAGTCCGCCTTGTCGTAAGACACATCGCAGTTGCGGCACATCGCAGCGAGAACACCGCCGCAGGCGCGAACTTCGCGGGGTGCGTACCACACCTTTCTGGTGCGGACATTCTGCGGCTTGGACTTATGAAACAGCGCAGCTTCGCGCTTCGCATTCTTCGCCTGCGTTCGCAACGCGGTCGGCTTGTGAACGACCTTCAGCCCTCGCTCGATCAGGTCATAGTACGGAGCAACCCAAGAGGACTCTAGCGTCACATCGTATCGTTGCATTAACTGGCGAATGACGGCGCGCTGATGGAGGTTATCTCCGAGGCCGTGCATACCCTGCAGTAGCAACTCGCGCTTCGGCTCAGTAGTCACACACGCCCTCGCTCACAACGCGCCACACCCGATACGGTGCCAGTAAGGCGCGAACGGCGCGCGGCAGAACAGCATCACCAGCCAACTTGTAATCAGGCTCACGGTTGGCGTATAGGTCGCCAATCAGCAACAGAATCGCCGCGGTAATAGGCGGCTCGATCTCAATCGCATACTCGTCGGTCGGGGCCGGGCTATCGCCAGATACATACACGTCGCGATCGATATATTCGCAAACGCTGGCCTCGGCGGCGGCCTGATAGGCCGCGATCACGTCATCTTCGTCGACGCTATCGACGCGAAGATGCTTTTTTACAAGGCTGGGATCAAGCAGCGGCATCTAATCTTTCCATACCAAGCGCCGCTTCCAGCGTCATTTTGGGATAAGCCTCAAGCGCACTAACCGGCGAGGCATTCAACACGTCGACGCCCATCTCGCGTAACAGCGGAGCCTGTGCATCTAAAACCTGTCGCCATCGGCGGGTGTTGACGTCAGATGGGTTGTTCATGCCTTGGGGGTGCTTGCCGTGCCAATGCACGCCTAAATCAACCCGCATGTCGTAACCAACCAAAACAATACGGCGCGCACCAAACTGCAAAGCCAGATTAAGCGCGTGAAACCCGCCGTTCCCGCCCCACCCTATTTCGCCGAAGCGATTGAACAATAGGCGGTCGCAGTTCTTAACCAGTGTTACGAGGTGCAATCCCCATGTGGGATCCGGCGCATAGCCGTCTTGACTGACTTTCAGTCCCTGGAACGAGGCCGCCCCCGCTTGCGCTTTCCACCAGTCGTGGTCGCAGGCGTAGAGTGCGTCTGCCCATGGGCAGAGTTTGTATCCGTTGTTGATGGCGAGGACGCGTACTTGCCTGCCGTTACACTGTCGGCCTCTGGCCGCATCAAGGTTGGCGTCTTTAGCGCTTGGTCCGCCTGCAACGATAACTGCGGTACTTCCGCGCCAGTCTGGAAACCAGTCTGGACGTCTTCCGCGGCTAAAGGGCGGTTGTCATTCGCGGCAACGGGTGCGGCCTCCTGTTTGGCAAGCGGCAATTCTTCGACGGCATAGCCAAACGCGACCAATTCTTTGCCTGTTACATCGTCCACTTCATGGACGGTGCCTTTAGGGCGGCCGGTCGTCGTCTTAAGTGCGCGAATAAGCATCTATCACCATAGTGGTGTGGTGGGCACCAGAGCGCCCACCACAGTAGTTATTAGGCGCTGGTCAGGGTATCGATATCGCCAGTCACGAACGCTTCGGGCCGATACACCGCCAAGGCCAGGCGCTCTTCGACGCGAATGGTGAGCATGTTCTTCTCAAAGTCGTCCGAGTTTTCACTCGACATGAGAACTTCGACGCCCATACGGTCGAAAATCTGTGCACCCAAGTTGAACGCACCGACAAGGAACTCGCCCGCGGTCATCGCCTGGGTCTGCACAACCGGCAGATTCCACAGGGTCGGGCCAATCGGAGACAGCGCATTGCCAACGATGTAACGCTTGTCACCATCCTTGGTCAGTTCGATGCGCGCCCAGTCGATCGGATTGAGAACAATGCCGCTCGCCGGGTACTCCGCAAGGACAACCTGCAGGAGGGCAAGACGAACGCGGTCAATGGCCTGCTCGTCGGTTGCGTTGAAGGCCGGCGCAAACGCAGTAGCCTGTGGCACAATGCCATTGAGGTTCTGGTTGGTGCCGTTTCCGGTCAGAAGCTGCGTCTCTTCGACATACTTCAGGCCGTAGGTGCCACGCGCATTGATGTACGAGGCAAGGCCAGGCGCGTCATCAAGGATCTGACGGGACGCCTTGAAGATGTGGGCCAGCGTACGAACCGGAGTCGTCACCATGTTAAAGGTGATGTCCGATTTCGGCTTGGTGGTCGTTTCCGTCACCATACGGGCGTTATTGGAGAAGCCCGTTTCCTTGACATACTCAACCGAGCTGGCCGAAGTCTGACCCGGAGCAAGCAGGTCGCGGATGGTGAAGTTGCGGTTCGGCGGCGCGACAATGCCCGGAACACGGGCGCCCGGTACAAGTGACGTGCCAGCCGAGCGACCAGCGCCAACGGTGCCATTCGCCGAGGTAATATCCGCGCGCTCAACACCAACGCGGATAGCGCCGCGCCAACTGCCAGACATATCGGTGCTCTTGAACTGCTCCGACGCAACCAGATGATCGCCAAGGTCCATATCCTTGGACTCAACGATCTCCTTCTCGCGCGCGGCACGCTTCTCAAGTTCGCCAACGCGGGTGACAACAGCGCCAAGCTCGGACAGAGCCTTGTCGGTCTTTTCCTTCAGGTCGGCTGAAACCTCGCCGGTTGCCTTCAGCTTTTCGGTGAAATCAGCACCGAGATTGCCAACCTGCTCTTTGATAGAGGCCAGCGAAGTACCAAGTTCGCCGATTTTGTCCGCAAGCATATTTTCGGTAGACATTAGATTATAACTCCAAAGGTAGGGAATGCGCCTTAACTGGCGCGAGGGAACGCTTTCGCGGCTGCAATCACCGCATCAAGTTGGGCGACAATCGCCGCAGCATCCGCATCGCCGTCAGGTTCCCCCTGACCATCCTTGAGGTAGAGCCGAGCGGCCCGCTCTGCCTCTGAGTTGGAAAGACCCGCAAGACCCTTGAGGCCGTTTTCCCACTCACGAACTGAAATCTTGTCACCGGCACGTATCTTCGCGCACAATGACTGTGCAGCGGCCTCTCGCGCCTGATTGGCGGCCTTCACGCGCCGCACATAAGCAGGCTGCGTTTCTGCACCGAAGCGCTCCAGCGTCTGCTCAAGCGTAGCAACACGGTCGACCATGCCGCGGTCCATCAGGGACTCGGCGTAATACACGCGGCCCTGACCGTAGCCATCCTCGACCTTGCCAGCAGTAGTGCCGCGGCCTTCAGCAACGGCCGCGACGAACCGCTGATAGCTGCGATTTACACCGTCCTGCACATGGGCAAGCGTGTCTTTGCCCAGCGGCTCGGTTTCGTTGCCCTCAACCTTGTGCTTGCCGGCCGAGATATACGTCCGCTTGATTCCGCGCTTTTCCAGCGCAGCCGATACATCATCATGTGCGGTATAGACGCCGATCGAACCCGCCCGTCCCGAAGGCGTAACCACAATTTCGTCGGCGGCTGACGCGATCCAGTAAGCAGCACTGGCCGCGAGGCTGTTTACCTGGGCGATAATCGGCTTTTCACCACCGCGGATGGCGCGGATCTCCGTTGCCAACTCGTCGGTGCCGGGCACTGTGCCGCCGGGGCTGTCGATATCGAGAATAACAGCCTTCACATCTTCACGCGCGAGCGCCGAGTGCAGCGATTTCTTGATGCCAGCATACGACGTCCCGCCAGACATCGCTGACATGAAGTCCATTTTCTGCGCCAAGACGCCATAAACCGGGATTACAGCGACCTTGCCATCCACGTCCGCGATTTCCGCCGCTCGCGCATCCGAAATAGCCGCAGCCACTTCAGACGACACCAACTTTTCGCCCTCAGCGCGCGCAACCAGCAAATCGGCAAGCAAACCCAACTTTTCACGCTGGATTGCCCACGGTTCGGCGACAAACGCCGACAGGATGTGCTCAAATTTCATTTAGCTGCCCTTGATCGGCGAAAATCGCGCCACTAGGCGGTAAGATTCGCTATCGTGCTCTTGATTGATTTCGCAACGAACTTTGGGTGCGGCCGGAATTGCGTCGCCCTCGATTCGAAATGCCAAGAATCCTTCGCACGCGGCGGTGCCAATCACCCGGATTCCCATCTTCCTAAATAAATCTAGCGCCTCTGGCGCGACAGACGGGTCGCATTCAGCTATTGAAGATGACATCTATGTTCCTTATGCAGCGCGTCCGCTGCGTGAAGCCGCGCTGATCAGGCGGGCTGCGGGTCTTCTGGCGGCTTCTTCGCGCCAGGATTGGGTTGCGTGGGCTGCGCCTCGCCGATTTTGTCCAAGCGCTGCATCGTCCCGTTGACGATGGCCTTGTTGCCACCCGGCACAGGCGGCTTGTTCTCGTAGCCACGCGCCTCGTCGACCAGGTAAATGCCAGAATCAACCATCTTGGAGAGGAATGCGGCGCGCGCCGTACTATCTCCGCGCAAGAATCCTTCCATATTGAACTTCACCGAGAACTTCTTACGCTGTTCAGGCGTGAAAATGTCTCGGTATATCGCATCCTCGATGCGCTGAAGCATGGGCCGGAGGCACGTCTTGCTGAACTGCAAGATCAACTGCTCGATGCCGCTGCCCCAAGTAGTCGTGCCATTAGCAGCATGGCCGATCATAACAGGCGGAACGCCAAAAATCCGGCAGACCTGCTCCACCGCGTATTGACGCGATTCAAGCATTTGCGCGTCGACAGGCTTCACGGAAATGGTATGCGGCGTAAGGCCCGCCTCGAGCACGGCGACACCGGCAGCGTTATCGGCGCCAACTACACCCTTTAGCGTAGCCGCAAGCTGAGTGCGCTGCTCTGGCTTCAGTATCTGATCTGACGACAGCAGAGTCGTTGAGATCAGGCCGCCCTTATAAACCTTAGCGCCGGCCTTTTCGCCAGCCATCGCCGAGCCGAGTACATTACGAAGCAAGTAAATCGGAGAAATTCCCCGATCGCATTCCGGCATCCGCTTCCCGCGGACGTGAAACATCTTATCTTCCGAGATACGGCGAAGCCCTGTCTTTTTGCCCACGCCGTAAGTCTCGTTGTACTCATAGTAGCGAGCATTGGTGCGATCATCACGCTTGATGTCAACCGCCATCGGGTTGAGCGGGTTCAGCGCAGTAAGCTTGCTGCCTACATACTTCTTCTCCGCGAAGAAGTTGCCGTCCGTCACAAGGCACAGCGCAACCATCGACCAGAATTCCGACGCGGTATCGTCGGCGTTCGGTAAATCATGCAGCAGCGAATACAGATCTTCGCTTTTTGCCGGCTTAATTCCGTCAGCATCGTACAAAACACAAGGCAACGTGCCGATCGCGTCCTGAATCAAGCTTGCACAGGCCCAAAAAGCGTCAAGGCCAAGCGCCTTCTCAACAGTAACGACTTCTCCAGATGTCGTGGACGCGCCAAAGAAACCGCGCCAAAATGGCTCGCTGGACGAATTCAGATCGATCGGCTTGCCGATCCAGTTATTCCACCAGGCCATTTAGGTAATTGTCACCAGGTTACGACAACCATGTTGTCGACGAAGTCTTGCATCCCAGGGGCATCCTCCAGCAACATCCACCGGCCCAAAGCCATGATGTGCGCGACGACGCCGTCGATTTTGTTTTCTTTCCGCTCCTTGCGCGGATAGACCATGTCGTTGATTTCTTTCGTCACGACATTGGACAGCATCCACGTAAAGACCTCGTCGCCGTCGTGAGCGATCGCCCGTTCACGAATAAGGCCGTCCATGGTCTTCATAGGGTCGGAGAAGTTCTTCTGTGACGGCAGGACTTCCGTACACAACAGCCCTTCAGCTTCAAGCTCACTTACCATCATGCGAGCGTTGCTCGGGTCGTAAGCAATTTCCTCGACCTGAAACCGCTTGCTCAGCGCGAGAATATCATCCCTGATCTGCGTCTGGTCGTTCATCTCGCCTTCCGCGACTATGAACGACTCTCGCCACGTATGATAATTCTCGGCTTCTGGCCTATCCACCGCGGCTGACGGCAAGTAATAGCGGCCAAAGCGCGCGTATTTGTATCCGTCCGCGATTAGTGCGGTAGCCCGCTCGCAATTACAGCGATCAAGCCGGAACAACAACTCAATTGCAGCGATATCCACCTTTGACGCAAGGTCGAGACCAAGTCTGACAGGCTGGTTCGCAAAGTCTTCAAGTTTCAGCCCATCAACCTTGGATTCTATAAACCGCTGCACGTTGAAGAACGCTGCCTTGGCAGTAACCCACCTGTTGAGATGCTTGGTCTGGAAATCGTAGACCTTGCTGGCGTCATTTACGGCCTGCACTTGCTGAGACAGCAGATGCTTCTCGCCAGTCGAAACGCCGTAATTCGGGTTTGCTTTGACCAACGCGGCCGGGTCGATCCAGTCGTCTTCCGCATCCACGCCATACATCAACGCGAACAATTCGTTGTCTTCGATGACGCCTTCCAACATACGCTGGGACATCTGCATCATCGTGTAGCAAGGGCCACCAACGCTTGCGCCGGCCGTGGTAATCACGAGGATTAGAGGCTGACTGCGCGCGCCCATACCCGTTTGCATAGTCCCGACAAGCTCGTCAGTCGCGTGCTCGTGGTACTCGTCGATGATCGCGCAACTCGGGCTCGCGCCATCTCCCGGTTTACCAATAAGCGGCTCAAAGCGACTACCATTGCCAAGAATATGCAGATTGGACGCGTTCACCTCTATGCCATAGTGGCCAGTAAACGCCGGATCCCGCTGCGCCATCAAACGCGCTGGCCGAAAAACCTCCCACGCCTGCTTCTCTGACGTCGCGCCTGAATAGACTTCGGCGCCATGCTCGCCATCGGCGGCAAACATATAGAGTCCGATCGCCGCGGCCCACGCTGACTTACCGTTTTTGCGCGGCACTAGCAGCAGCGCGCGCCTAAAGCGGCGATACCCGTCGTCCTTGTTGAGCCAGCCGAAGATGCAGATCGTCATAAAGACCTGCCACGGCTGCATCACCAACCTCTCGCGGCGCGCAGCCCACTCGCCCTTCGTGTGCGGCTTCAACTCGACGAACTTGCAAACCCGCGTCGCCGCCTTGTCGTCGAACCGATACGCAAAACTGTCGTCGCCTTGTTTCGTGAGATCATCTAAGTGGCGCTTGCACGCCAGAATGACCCACTTGCAGTTCGGAATCTTGCCGGCGACAACATCGCGCGCGTACTGATTGCCAATCTCGATATAGTCGCGCGGCGCAGTGCTGGCTTTAGTTGTCGATTTCCTCGTATGGGTTGGCTTCATGCTTCTTGCCGGCCGATACCTTTGACTTCGACGCCGGCCCCAAACCCAATTCAGACCTAAATTGCTGCGCTCGCCTCATGGCGTCCGACCGCATTGCCACCTCGGGCCGTGCGCGATACATCGTGTCGCCCATTTGCGTGGTGGTGGTGTACGTCTGGCCTTCCTCAACTATAATCGCCGAGTAGACCTCAACCTCTTCCTGGCTGGCCGCGTAAGCCGCAATCACGTCGCCCCACTCGACCGCCAACGTGCCCATCGACTCCATCGCGCGGCACGTCTCGGCGAAAATCTCTGCGGCGCGCGAGGAAAGGAACGATGGAAGCGCGGGCCAGCCCTTTGTGCCAGCAGGCTCATCTGGATTCGTGCGGTGGGGACGGAGCGTTCCGGCCAATTCTTTGATTTCAGTAGGTTTTTTGGGCCTGCCCGCCATCGCCTTCTAAAACCATGTTTTCTCTGCCATTATGGCCACGCGAAAGTTTCCCTAGGGCCGCCGGTCACTAGCGGAAAGATGGGAGACTTTTCCTATACCCCCGCTATCTCATTGAAACCATTGATGTTTTAACGTTTGGCGCAATGCTGGTGAATATGATTATATTCCCATGTCTCAGGAAACAACCTGAATTTATTCCTCACGACTCTGCCAAAGTATTGATATTATTATCTTATCTTAGTGGATAGATTTATCTTCTACGTCAACGTGTCAGACGAAGAATATCTTTCTACAATAATATCAATCACTTATCTTTATCGTCATCTGGCTTGGGCTTGGGCAGCACCGTCCGAATAACCGCGAACGCCGCCTTGTGCAGCTTGATGCAGGTACTACACGCCACCCTTCACCACCTCGTCACCTTCGCGGCGGCCGTAGGCCGACCACCACTTACCGATCGCCTCGCGCGTCGCGTTGGCCTTAGCCCCACGCTGCACGGCCCTTGCCATGCATACAGCGGGCGGTGTCTCGATCACCACGATGCGCTCGGGCTTGAACGTATCGGCCCACCATTGCCTGCGCTCCGCACTAGCCTCACTCAGTATCAGCCATGCGCGCTTGCACTGTGGCCACTTGGTAAGGTCACCCAGTAGTCTGTTGCGCTCACGTATCGCAGGGCCAAGCCATTTGCGATCCCAGTCGTGGAGTCCGCTCTGCGCGATGGCGGACGCAATCACATTCAGATCTATCACCAGATCGACGGGGGCAGCATGCTGCGCTACATACGTGGATTTGCCGCTACACGGCGCGCCGCAAACAATAGTAACCGGCACGGTTGCCGGCCTTAGCCATTCGGGTCTGAACTGGTACTTGCCGAACGCCTGATCCCGCGCAGTACGCAACAGGTGGCACGGTCTACACAGCGGCCTTAGATTATCCCGATCGTTATTGAAGCTATCGCCATCAATGTGGTCGACCTCGTCGGCCTTAACAATCTTGCCTTCTGCATGGCAGAACCGGCAAAGCGGTTCATCGTCCAATACTTTAAGGCGTATCTTTCGCCACGCAGCACCATATCCGCGCTGGGTGGTGGTTAGTTTGTGTTTCGGCGGGCTCACGCCGGATCCGACTTCTCCGAATCCCACTCACAACCCGCCAGAACCCTAAAGCCCTCACCGCGAGCGTTCAGTTCAACGGCCTTGGACTGCACGCGCGCCATCTCGTCGAGGCACGCCGCATACGTATCAACCGGCACCTTCTTGACGAACGGCTGCGTCATACCGGGCGACAGCAGCATCACGACGAAGATGATCTTCAGCATGGGTGGTCCTGCAAGAAGGCGCACAGGCTGTGGTTACCCATGCGTATTGGCGAACACTTACGCGGCACCTACGTCCGCAGCCACACCACCGTCGTCCGGCATAAACACAAAATGCCAGCCCGCATCTTCCAGCGCTGCAACGATATCTTCCGACGCCGTGTCCGGGTCGTCGTGGTCCCACAACTCTTCCCGAATAATCTCAATGGGCTTGCGGGAATGGGTCACGGCGGCACCAAAGAAGGCCGGCACCACGTTGAGCGCCGGGTGCCTATGGTGAACCATAGGCGGGGAAGAAGACCGCACCGGCCGTAACCGAATGCGGGGCCATCCATCACTGGCATGGCGGGTAATTCACCCCGGCCGCAATGTGGCGGCTATCGGGGGCCGCACACGATGGTGTCGGCATGGTATTGGTTTGGATAAAACGTCCCGTTGCTTAACTGTCAACGAGAGCGGCAACAAAGGACAAACTAGGCGGCCTCGTCATAGAATGTCTTCGCAACGTCCTTCACCTCTTGTCGCCCGGCACGGTAAGCGGTCTTGGCGGATCCCTCAACCCCAATATGACGCCCGACGTCGATGTAAGTGCACTGGCCTACAGCCATATCCAGAATCTCGGCGTCAGCGCCTAGCCAATCGCGCATCTTCGCGGCGTCTATGTAGCGCGCCATTTCTGCCTCTGCATCGATTTCAGCGGCAGGTGGCGCTGACTTGCTTGCGCTCTTAACCCGCTCGAATCTCTCCTCGTGCAGCGCCAAGCTGTATGGGCGCGTGGTCCGCTCAAATGTCGGGTCCAGCCGGCATTTCTCGTCCTCTTCGAGAGATAAAACCAAATGATCCGCGCTCACCGCGTCAATCCTGGTTTCTACAATTGTGGGCATGGCATTTGGGTTGTTGTCATTCGCGGCAAGCGGCGGTGGAATGACATCGTATTCATCCATCCACACTCGCAAAGATTTTAGCGTGAATGTGTCCCCCTCACGTCGTAACGCTGAGAGAATGGGAAATGGCTTGCGGTTTGACGCAGGATTAAGCCGCCGCATCAAAATCTCCTCGACCTTCCACATCAACGCCGATGATCTTTTGATATAAATCCATATGGACACGCATAAGTTTTGATCTTTCACTCTGCGTCAGAATCCGTCCGCGACCCATTGTGCTTTGCCACGCAACTCTTGCCATCTCGGCTTGGCCGTCGTTTAATTTGTCCCTATGGTGCTTCAGAGCCCAATAACCAAAGAAAGACCATCCCCTACGAGACATGTCGTGCCTAGGGTGCCTAAATCTCTGTTTAGTAGAAGGGTCCGTCCACATATCGTCGTTGTCATTGTCGGCAACCAATCCATCATTCTTGTACCAACTGCACGACCCATCATCCGCAACAATAAGATACTTGATGTTTGAACTGCGGTATTCGTCCGCCTGCTTCTTCTGCGCCTCGCCCAGAATCCCGTCGCCATTTGGGTTATACCCGGCTGATTTCACGTCGACCGCAAGCCATTCGCCCTCATTCCAGTCTACAGCGATCAAATCGGCTCTTCCGATGGGCGATGCGTTCTTGAATACATCGTACCCCTCCTTCATCAGCCAAACGGTTGCAAGATATTCATTTATCGAACCCTTCGTGCCCGGCAACACCTTAATTCTTGTGCCGTTGTTGCCAGGAATGGTTGTCTCGCTTACGGCCACGCTCTTTTTCCTGTCCTTGTTTTCACTCTGGACCTCTCGTTGATCCCTAACGATCTTCCTGTGCTCTTCAGGCGTTCTATCAGCCACTACTCCGTCTCCCCGTTATCATTCCCCGCCAGCCAACCCCGCACGCACGCTACCGCCTGCAACGCAGCGTCGGCCTCCGTGGTGGCCTTTACGACGGCCTGCATGCCGAACCCCAGACGCGCAAGCAACGCGCCCCTGTCCTTTTGCTCTGGCGACAGGCGGCCATTCGCAGCCTTGAACTCGATTAACCCGAGCCGCCCGCCCTCAAGGTAAACGCGCAAATCTGCTTCGCCCTTCACAAGGCCGGTAGCTTTCGCGATTGTTGCCGTTTGCCAACCGCGCCGTCCGGCTGCCATGTCCGCGGCCAACGTGAACCTGCGGCCAAACTCTGGTAGCGCACGTAAGGCGCGTACTGCGGAGCTTTGAAGTTTCCACTCGGGTATGACGTCTGCACCGGCCCGCGTAACCTTCGTGCCGTTCTTCAATGTTGTCGTGCGTGTGCGCCAGCGTGCCATGTCAGTAAACTAGACAAACTGGCGAGATTTTCAGAATGGTTATGGAAATAAATGTTGCTGGCGCTAGGAAGGCCGTGTGGGCGCGCGGCGATGTGGAGGCCGTTGGGTGCGGCGTGACGGATTAAACCGTTGTGCGGGGCGCGCCGGCCGACGCTGATAGCAAAGCGCCGCCCTCGGGCATGAGGACGGCGCAATAGAGCAAAGTTGGGGTTGGTCTCCTATGCTGGCTGGCTATATACGATCGACCGTCACGCCTACAACATGAACAGTCTTGCCTGTGTCTCGGTCGATAAGTTTGCGCCCGATCTTGCGACGTTCACCAACCGCCCAATTATTAGCGGCGGCCAGACTGCGGGTAAAATGTTCCTTGCTCGCGCCGTCCGCGTAGATTGTGACAACCTTGTGGGTGAGTGGTTTGGCCAGATGTGCGGCTATAGTGTCCATGGTTGTCACTCCTATTTCCTTAAAATCATAAAATCATATTTTATGGGGTTACGCAAGGCCTATTTTACGAATCACCTACTATGTGCCAAAAGGAACCATGGGCCGCCCTCCACTCAAGCCGGATGAAGAAACCAACCGCGCCACGATCACCGCGCCGAAGGAATGGTTCGCCCGCCTTGAGCAATGGCGGGCCAAGCAACCCGGTTTGCCTGGCGTGTCCGAAGCTATCCGCAGGCTGGTCGACGCTGCTCTGGAGGCAGAGCGGAAGGGGCGGCGGAGGTAGCTACGGGTGGATTATCAGCAAATCGCGCCTAGCCCGTGTCACGGCGGTATATAGCCACTTCTTGGCGTCGTCGCGAAAATACCTGCTTTCGTTGATGACGCATACACGGTCCCATTGAGAACCTTGGGATTTGTGCGCCGTGATAGCCCATCCCCATTCAGCGTGAATAGTGGATTTCGCCCACTTAAATTCTGTCTTTAGGCGGTGATCGTTGCGGTCGCACTCGAATTTGGCCAGCCATAGTCCGTACATATCGACATCCGTGGCGTCGCCGTCGATATCAACCACCCGCACCGGGTAATCTACAAAGTTGCCGTGTACATTGAACCGAGGGTCTCTTGCCGACGGTGCTACGCGGATGAATGATCCGTTCATGAGATGGGCGTCTGGCTTGTCGAAGTTTTGCGTGACGATCAGTTTTTCAGCGGGATGACCAGTCGGATACTGCTGTCCGTCGCATAAGTGAACCCGCATCATCTCGTTGATTTCAATTCGCGTGTCGTTTGTGCCACATATAATCTGGTCGGCAGATGCCAAGTCATCAATAGTCAGCCCGGCGTTCTTGAGCATTTGGTCAACGCTATGTGCACCGCCCCCTGATCGCACCTCTACTCCGACCTCCGGGTTACCAATCGGTATGCCTCGCCCCGAGCGCGCCCTTGATGCAATCCCAAGGATGGACGAATCCTTGCCCTGCCGGTGGATTGTCTCTAGCGCTACGTCGATATTCTGCACGGCCTTTGTGCCGCCATTGACCGGCGGTAACTGGCCGTGGTCGCCAACCAGAATGACGGGGATGCCGAGCTCGCACAGGTCGTTGTATTGCTCATCCGCAAGCATCGACGCCTCGTCGACAATGACCAGCCTGGCCGCCGGTGAGATATTGCTGATGCCCATGAACCTGAATTCAAGATCGTCCGAAGTTGGGTGGGCCAACTCGCGGTCGATCTCGCCAAGCCGTTGGTGCCACCGTGGGGCACCAACATCGTTGGGGCGGGATTTGAGCATGGCCACCAGCGACGCGCGCTCATCGCCTAGAGCCGCCCAAAGTTCCTCGACGGATGATACGCATCGGTAGAACGCTTTGTGGACCGTGGTGGCCTTGCATCCCTTGGCGGTTAGAACCTTGGCCGCCTTGCCGGTGGTTGCCGTGTACACGACGTCGGACGCTCCAAGACCAAGCGTCGATGTGAGCCGTTCAATGACGGTCGTCTTGCCGGTTCCGGCTAGGCCGAATAAACGAAACACTGGCCGGCTGTTCGTAGCGCCAAGGAACCAGGAGCGCGCCATATCAAACGCGCGGACCTGGTCGGGTGATAGAACGATGACGCTCATGCGAGCACCAGAAAAAGCGATAGGCGGCTATATATATAGACCCCCCTATTTTTACCCCCTAAAATCATTACTTCCCCCACCCCATCCTCCTATCGTTATTTATAGTATATATATATTATATTATGTTATTGATATTGTTAGTCTTTTCGGAAAAATCGATAGGCGGACGACTTCCGCCCACCGTTTTAACTTCTTGATTTTACAAGTGATTTTTTGGTCGATAGGCGGACGCTGGAGAGTTTTTATCCGCCTATCGACCATGTTGGGGCTATTCGGTAGGCGGGGATTCGGGTGTGTTTTCTACCTCTTTCCGCCCATCGTTTCCGCCTATCGGTTCGCTTGGTTGCGGTGGTTTAGGCGCGTACTTGGCCAGGTAAAGTGTCCCTGTTTTCTTCCCTCCACCCTTGGGCGACACAACGACTTCAACGATCTCCTCGGCGTCGTGAAGCTGGTCCAGGATGTCCCCCATGCGGCGGCGGTCTACAACGCCGTTAAGCTTGCGCGCAATCGCGTTGCGGGTGATTCCCTTTTTCCTTGCCTCCTCGATGTGGCGTCGCACCTTCTTATATTCGGCCTGGCGGTCGTTATCTGACACATGGTCTTCGGCCTGGGTCACGAGCATCGCACTAGAAATGAGCGCAACCCGCCGCGCCCATACCATCACCTCCTGGGTGATAACAGGATTCACCGGGTCACACCCAACCGCAACGATCAAGGCAAGCCGGCCTGCGTTCTCTGCGGTTCTGGCGTAGATCGGCTCAAACTCAGTCGGCGTGCTTTCTATCTTGGCATACATTTTCGCCACAAAATCGTCGAACTCGGCCTTGGCTCCTTCGCCCCAGTACGCCTTGCGCGCGGGGAATGGTTTGTCACCGCTCGCGTTCATTGCCCCCTTCACCTTCTCGTCTGGTGGCGATGCCAAGGTATGCACACTCTCTATTAGTCGCTCTGGTGGCTTCCCGACCTCGAATTCTGGATCTGTCGGTTTAGGCCGCAACGTTCCGGCATCGAGAATGATGAACCGTGGTAGGAACCCATCCGCGATGCTGCCGCTACCCATGGACTTCCAGAACGCGTCCGCCGTCGATGTACCGGATATGCAGACGTTAGGATTGTAGATCGGCTCGGCTAAGTTTTGGGCGTAGTCCGCACCCATGAACACGCTCGCCGCAGTGCCGGTCATCTCAAGTAAATCTTCCGCTATTTCTTTTTCGTGGTTGCCCGACTTCGGCGACGTCACCTTTCGGATGAACCCGCCAAACTCGTCAATCATATAGATAAGGCTGGGGTTTTTCTTGACCCGGTTACGCAGCGCCGATGACGACGATATCTTATTGCCACCAAAGAACTTGTTGAGCGTATACGACGCTGTTGCGAGGCTCTTAACCGCAGCGCGCGGATGCTCCTTACCGAACCCGGATGGCGCCAGGCCGACGACGTACACGTTGGTACGCAAGCCGGTTGGGCCTTCGTACCTACGGCCGGCGAGGGCTCCGACGTATGCCAGTGACGCCGCCAGACTAAGCGTTCTGCACGGGTTACGCGACGACGCGGTAACCCAATTGGTTATATCTCCGACCAACCCGGGCGGTCGCGTCAGGTCGTCAGGCAGACCATTCTTTGAGTCTGCGATGTCGGGGTCGGGGAGTTTGGTGTTAGATGCTGGCTGCGCCTCCGGTTCTTCCGCGTGACGCTCAATATCCTCCTGCTTCATGGTTACGATGCCATTCTTGGCCAGCCCGCGACTGATAATAGACGCGATGTTCTCGGGCGGCAGCATGCGCGTCGCCAGCCCCAGCTTATCCCGCAGCCAATCAAACGCCTCGCCAAAACTACAGCGCGATACAGCCATCACAAGCGAGATGGGCGTGTAGCGCGTATCATTGTCGCCCCAATCCACAATACCGTCCGGGTGCAGCCCCAGATGCAAGTTGCGCTTGTGCGTTGGCTTGCCGCCACCAGACGGCCGGAAGATCGCCACAGCGCGGTAGCCCTGCCCGCTGCGCTTCAGCCGCGGCAGCCCGAGGTCGCCAACCCACGCGTCCAGCCGCGACAACGCAATGTTGTTCACCTCGCGCCAGGCCGTATCGGCATCGCCCTGTACCGGGTCGCGCTCCACCGGCGGCTGGTAGCCGAACTCCGAAAGAACGGACTCAAGCGTGGCAACAATGTCGTCTGGTAAAAGTGGCAGGTTTTCGGGCGGCGTTGTCTCTAGGGTTTCGTCCTCATCTAGCCACGCGTACGGCTTGCCCGTTTCGGGGTGCAGCGTCGGCGGAATAACCGTCTGCTTGCCGTGCGCCAGCAAGTCCACAACGCGCCCGTGTCCTGGCACGTTGAACGATCGCGACGCAATGGCCGGGCTACCGCGGTAAAACAGCGACATGCCTTTCTTGCCGCGCTTCGCTACTGGCGATTGCGGAATGGCCGCGAGGATAGCGTCACGCAAGGCCATATCGTCGGTGTCGATGTCGATAACCTTAATGGTGTGGTCGAGCGCCACGCAAATGCCAGCGCCCTTCCACTTCTCCCATATGCCGGTTTCGTGGTGCGTGGGCAGCCGATCACAATACTTGTCCCAAGCAGGCATTGGCCACCATTCACCGAACGTGCATGTGCCCGGCATCTTGGTACCGGGCTGGCATGGGATGGCTGCGTAACCGTTGTCGACAAGGCGCGTGCCGAGTTGTGCGTAGGGGGATTTAGGCTGCACTGGCAATGTCCTGCTTGTTGTTGTCGTTGGCGGGTAGGGGTGGCATGCAGTCCATAAACGCGCCTATGAATTCCGCGGCAAGCTTCGGGTAGATCGCGTTACCGTAGCCCTTGGTCGCGCATCGTTCCACGCTAACGGGTACCCCATCGCCAGACAGTAGATCGCTGTAATCACCGTCCAGTGCGCGCCCCGCTCTAGCAAGCGTGTCACCATCGAAGGCGAGTGGCGCTGCCGCGCGGCCAAATGCGCGGTTGTCCTGCTGATATCCCGACCATCCCTGGCGCAGGGAGTCGGCCACCCAATAAAGCCGCTTTCTTTCATGTCGCGCGCCGACAACAAGAGCTGGCATAACGGCCGCCCCGCAGGCGTAGTTGATTGCTTCAAACGAGGTGAAGGCTTCGTCGAGCCATCCCCACTTAATCGCATTTGCAACCTGCTCGCCAAAGACGACTGAAGGCTTACACTCTGCAACGAGTTTGGCGAAAACTGGCAGAAGGTGCCGTTCGTCTTCTTGACCTTTTCCGCCGCCATTTGAGACCGCGCCAACTGAGAACGGCTGACATGGACAACTACCTGTCCAAACAGGTCGACTGTCTGGCCACCCTGCGAGTCTGAGTGCGTACGACCACCCGCCGATTCCTGCGAAGAAGTGGCATTGGCTGTATCCTCGCAAGTCGTCTGCGTGCACGTCAGCAATTGATCGTTCATCCACATCTCCAAGTGCAATCAGGTTGGCCGCAATTAGGTTTCGCAACCACTGCGCGGCGTATGGGTCAATCTCGTTGTAGTATGCGCGCGCCCCTGCGTTAGCTGGTGCGCTGTTATCGTTTGCCGGCGTCATTGCACCTCCTCACAAACAAACCTGATTGCAACACCAGCCTCCTTCAGCAAGACCTTGGCGCGCGCAAACTCTCCATCCCAGCGCTCCCCCGCCCTCACGGCTCCAATCACTTCAACAACACCCGCCTGCACCAGGGCTCTCGCACAGTCCATGCACGGGAACCACGGCAGGTAGGCGCGGCAACCCTTCAACGGCGTGCCGAATCGGGCCGCGTTGTAGATTGCGTTGCGCTCGGCGTGCTCAGTCCAAAGGTACTTCTCCGGCCGCTCGTGCCGCTCCGGTGAATCGTCGTTGATACCGCGCGGAAAGCTATTATAGCCTGTGCTGCGCACCTCATTGTCTGGGCCGACAATGACGCAGCCAACCTTCGTGCTACGATCCTTGCTGCGGGTAGCAACATGGTTCGCCATTGTCATGAAGTAGGAGTCCCAATTACTCATCGTTATCCCCCTCATACCCCCTGCACGGCGGCACAGCGCGCTTGATGACGTAGCCGTTGGCGCGGAGGCGGGCCAAGATAAAGTCGGTAAGCCGCACGTCGTGGCCGATGCCATTCTCATAATCCACGATTGCGTCGTCCATAATGTTGGCGGCTGTTGCGCTACGCGCAGCAGCAATCAACTGTGTTTCTGTCGTCATCAGAAGGGCACCTCCCTGCTCACAATCTCCCGCATGCGGTCGGCGTAGCCGATCATCACCAGCCCAAGAAACCGTGACCATTCTTCCGGGTCCAGCGTTGCAAGGTCCGTCTTCCCGATGCTGTCCAGATACTCCCCGCCAGCATTCCCGCCATCTTCCAGAGCGCGCCGCTCGTAGTCGTCCAGTTGTCGTTTAGGCATGTGGTAGACCTTTGGTAATTTCGATCGGATTCCATTATGTGTTTCGTCCAGGCATTCCCAGCACACCCACTTAACGGGTGCGCGATCGTGGGGCGCCCAGCCGATGTTGTCGTGGCGGCGTTTGCAGATGAAGCAGATACCGAAGAACTGTTGGAGGTCGGTCATGCGGCGTTACCGAATAGGTCGGCCTGCGGCGTGTTATCGTTCGCAGTTTGGTACTTCCCCGTCTCCGCGCCCCACGCCGCCCATCCCGGCCAAGCCTGTCGTGCGAACATTTCAAGATACGGCCCGTCAACCAACGCCTCGATGCGCCCGTACTGCTCATCCGGCTTACGGCTGTGCTCACGACGAGGCGAGCGGATAAGCTGGCGGACACCCTTTGACTTTCGCTTTGGCTTGCCGCGTGTGTACAGTTTACAGATTTCGACTTCCTGCCGCGTCCAATAACCCATACCGATACGGCCCTTGTCCCAGATGAACGCCACGCTCTTGGGCGTGAAGCCCCACGAACGAGCAAGGTCCGTTGCTTCGTCCTGAAGGTGCGACACGGTCCACATGAACAGAATGGCGTCTTTGGCTGCAACGTCACCAACTGGCAGCGCCTTGAGGTCTGCAAGCAACATGACACTGTACGGTTGCTCGCCTCGTGCAGGCGCGACGTCCTTGCCGCCGTAGGTGCGGAATGACCACGGCGGATCCGCGAGCAGGCAACTGAACTGGCCTTTTGGAAGAGAAATCACTTCGCTTCCTCCAGATACCGCACCTCAATCGCCACATGATGCTCCGCAGCCCGAAGCGCGCCTTTATACATGCCGCTTGACCACCCCCGGTCCGCATACACCACGCACTTATCCGCCACGCGATACCACGCAAGGCCGGCCTCAATACCCAACTGGCGTTGCGCTGGGTCGCTGTCGTCGAGCAGCTGCGGGAACAGCAGGTGGCTACAGATTGGCGCTTCACCGCGCACCAGGCTGTCCGCCACGCACTTGCGCGCGTAGGCAATGTTGGCTTCAACGTCGCCGGCGTAGGGTGACTCCACGATCACCAAAGGCTTGCTTGCTGTTGCGCATGGCGCAACAGCCCGCAATTTAGTGTTTGTCATATTACCCTCCTCAGAATGGTACTTCATCCGACCAACTCTCACCCGCCGCCTTTAGCGGCTTCCAGTTGTCGTTCGCAGGCTCAGGTGCAGCCTCAACTTGCGCAGAGCCAGCGCGCCAGCCAATGACGTCCTGATATTTTCCGTTTGGTCGCAACTGAATTTCAGCCGTTGTCAGCAGTTCACCTGCTCTATCTAGCCATTCATTAACGCTGCGCGGCAGCGGTAATTTTCCGCCGTGCATTTTCCAGAACCTGTGTGCTTTTGCCTGTGCATATCCTTGATGCTCGGGGCACAGCCACTCCTTCTGCACGTTTAGCCCCATGCGGTAGTCACACCGAACCGAGGGTGGCTTCCCCGGCTTAGGTGGATGCTCGCGGAAGTGCCGGCCGGTAACTGTGTGCCAAACGGGCGGCGCGGTGCTTAAGACAGGCGTGATGTCCGCCTGCGCAGAATGCTTCGCTTCCTCGTTTGGCGGAAACTCGTACCCGCAATCCTGGCAAACCTTGGCCGAGGCGTGCACAAGCGACTCGCATTCCGGACATTGCTTGACCGGTGCCTCACCCTCACCCTTACCGGGCTTTTTGACGGTGACGCAATCAATCGGCCCGTGCTTGCGCACGCAACCGGCGAAGTCCAGAATCAGGCAGTTCTCTTTGCCTGGCGCATTGCGCAAACCCCTGCCGATCATTTGGATATAGAGGCTGGTCGAAAGCGTCGGCCTGCACAGAGCCAGTAAGTCCACGCCCGGATGATTGAATCCAGTCGTCAGCACCGAGTTGTTGGTAACGGCCCGGATGCGGCCAGCCTTGAAGTCCGCCAAGATCCGGTCGCGATCGGGTGCGGGTGTTTCGCCGGCAACGGTCTCGCAAGTTATTCCACGCGAGCGGATTTCATCTCGCATATGGTAGGCATGCTCAACGCCAGCGCAGAACAGCAGCCATGATTTGCGGGGTGCTTTGATATCGTCGCCATAACGCATCACCTCGTCAATGGCCGCGCGCGTGACGGCCTCCCTGTCAACAGCAGCCTGCAGCTTGCCTTGGTTGTAGTCGCCGCCGACCTTGCCCACGCCATCCAGGTCGTATCCCGTAGCCATACCCTTGGATACCGGACGGCACAGATAGCCCTCGTCAATCAGTTCGCCCACCGGCTTTTCGAAGGCCACGGCGTCAAACATTGGGCCCTCGCCTTCGGTCAACCGGCCCTCCCCCAGCCGGTAGTCCGTCGCGGTTAGGCCGGCCATGCGCATGTCGGGATTGATAGCGCGCAATGCAGCCAGCAGCTTGCCGTACTGAGTATCCGCCTTGCGCGGGACAAGGTGAGCCTCGTCCACAAGCACCAAGTCAATATGCCCGATGACGTGCGCCTTGTTGGCGATCGTCTGCACGCCGCCGAATATAATCTGCGAGTGCGCGTCACGTTGACCAAGGCCAGCGGAGAACAGGCCAGCAGGTGCGAACGGCCACAACCCGAGCAATTCCTGCAGATTCTGGACTAACAGTTCCTTCACATGCGTTACGCAAAGTATCCGCATGTCGGGATAATCGCGGATCAGTTCCTGCATCAGCGTAGCAACAACCAAACTCTTGCCCGCACCAGTCGGCAATACAATGATGGGCGATCCGCCCTCGTTGTCCCAATAGGCGTAAAGCGCGTCTAGGGCTTCTCGTTGATATGGCCTAAGCTGCAACATCGGCAACCTGGTTGTTATCATTAGCAGCGTGGAACGTCGCATTAAACAGCGGGCGCACATGGTCGACTCCTGAAGCGGAGCCAGCGTTCTTGATGATTGACGATAGGATAGCCTCTCGCGCGTTCACGCCAGCGCGAACCTGAAAGGCAAGCGAGCGGACCTGCGGGATAACGTCCTTGAGGAGAACTGTTGCGAACGTCTTTTGGTCCGCGTCTTTGCCCGCCTCAACTATCTGTGCGATAATGTCTCTGCTTTCCGCAATACCGGCCAGAACATCAGCGCGATATCGCTCCACGTTGGTGCGGTCGATCGGATCAAGCAACGGCAAGACGTCGTCGAGTTCATCACGCACGATAAGCGCAAGGACGTTCTTTTCCTGCAGTACAGACTCCTTGGCGCGGTGTTTTAGAACGTAGTCTTCGCCCTTTGCCTTGACCATAAAGCCGTCAGCGAAGCGGATAACAAAGCCTTCTAGGCCCTTGACTGAGCGCGCGTGAGCAAGGAAGGCTTGCGGGTCGCGTGGCACAACGTGCACTGGAGCGGGATAGACCTGCATTGCTTCCGCAGCGCGTATTATCGTTTCGTGGGTGGTGTACTCGCCGGATACGGTATGACGAATGGCAAGCAGGTAAAGTTCTGACCTCGCGTACTGAATAACAATTCGGTTGTCTGGCGCGACAAACTCAAAGATTGGCGTCACACCAGCCCGTAACCATGTTTCACACTCATACGCCAGTTCACGCGATAGATGCCGCTCAGCCTTCCGCGCAACATCGGTGCGGCCCATGCGCGTCATGAAGCACACCTGGCCGTCAACGATGGCCGGGTGGATCATGGAGCCGTCCATCTTCTCCATGACGATGTGTGGGCGGGACAAGTCCAAGTTTTCGCCTGTTGCTTCCGGCTTTTCTCCGACGTTAAAAAACTTGCCGAAGGGGCGTGCCAAAATACCCCCATCCGGCCCGAATTTAATACCGCGACATTCCAGCCGATACGGGTTGTCGAAGCTGTCCGGCAGCACGTAATGATAATCGATAACGGAATAGCCGTCCTTGTGGTGGATGCCGAACTCCTGCCGACCCTCAACGTGCGGCAGGACGTCGTCGATGTGTTCGATGCGCGCGGGGGTGTAGGTCATGCTGCCACCTTCAGGTTGGTATAGCGTCGTTCGTCCACAACGCGCACCTGAGGCAGGCCATCGCCCTTAAGGATATCTTTCAAGCATGATCGGAAGCGTTCATGGTGCGTCTCGACAAGCGACTTATCGCCAATCTTCACCCCGGCACGCCAGCCTGCATCTCGCATCTTCTCAGCTAGCGGCCGGTCAATCACCACGTACTCAACGCCAGCGCAGTCTGGCGCCAGGCTTACGATTGCCAGCCTGTCACGCCGCCGCAGGTTGGTGGCGTCGATGACAACAGGCAGGCCGCTGTCCATGCGCGCCTTGGCAAGCCTATGCAACGCTGCGAAGACGTCGCTATTACGCGATTGGTCGCGGAAGTCTCCGCAGTATTCATGGCGCAAGAAGTCGCTAGACAGTACCCAATGCTCAGGATACCGGGCCTCCGCATACATGGACTTGCCCGCCCCGCTTGGCCCCACCAGCAACGTCAACAGCGGGTCGCGCGTCGGCGCAATAACGGCGGGCGCCTCCCAATTGGCCGCAACCTGGAAGCAGGCAATGCCTTCCTCCCTCCACATATCAACGACGCGCTGACGGTCATCGTAAATCAGATCGGGCCGCTTGGACTCGTGCAGTTGGTTGAGCCAGTAGCGCTTCAGCACCACGTCAGGCGTATTGTCTCCAGCGGAGCGCATACGGGTGAGTAAACGAGGCGGGATATGTGCCGCGTTTCTCAGCCAGTCCTCAGTCTCTCTCCGCACGATATCCGACCGCGCTGACCAAATCTCGACATGGTGGCCCGCTGTCACATGTGCATGCAGTGTATCAACAACAGCCTCGTTAGGACGGTCATCCACACAACCCGCAAAGAATGCGTCCCAGTCCTTATTGCCGTCACGCACGAAATGAACCCGATGCGAAATGTCCGCAATCGTCCCGTCAAGATCGAAGATGACCTTCATTGGCTGCCCCTGTGTGTTGTTACGTGCGTTTGTGTGGCGCAAGCGCCCCTACCCTATGCGCGGAGTCTCGGTTTCCCGCCGCCACATTATCATTCGCAGCCCGCATCTTCTCGCGAGCCCTTGATAGTTCAAACGACACCCGGCTTGTGGTTACGCCGCACATCGTTGCCATCTCCCGATCGGACAACCCGACTCCATCGCCAATAACGGCGTATCGCTCGCCAGGAGTCAGGTCCCGCGTAACCATTGCCAACTCAACCAGGTTATCGGCAACGGGCTGCGTGCGGCCTTCATGCTCTTCGGTCAACTGAACCAAATGGTGACGATTTTTTTTGCCGTGCTGTTGGATTACCTCGCGAATAATGTAGGTGATCCAGATCATGAATCCCTTTTCCTGCCCTTGGCGGTATCGTTGCCACTTTCCGATGGCCCGCATTACGGACTCTTGATACAGATCCTCCGCGGCGAGAGACGTTCGCCGTTTGGCGCACTCGCTACGCATGAACGGCTCGTATTTGAGCAGCAGGTCGTCGAACCATTTTGGACGATTGTCGTTGGCTGGGGTCATGCGGCCACCACTGGTGTGGGGGACGGCACGATAATGAGGCCAGCCCTTGCTAGATGGTTTAGAAGGTCACGCGCCTGCTCCGAGCGGCAACCGTCATCATGCCATTTCCACATCTGACCATTGTCTGCGAACCAATAATGAAGGGCAGTCACTTCCACCCCGTTGCGGTCATATGGGATCTCGTCCCACTTCTCTGCGCATTTACAGGTCACGCCGCTTCCTCCACCTTGCCATTGTCGTTCGCCGCGCCGTCTGTCCAAATAACCCCAGATCGCATGCGATACGTCACCGTTCCCGCATCTTCGTCACAATCGATTTGCTCGCCATCCACCAGCCCAGGCAACAGCAGATGCGAACCACACCCCGCGCCTTGCTCTGCTATCGACAAAGGCTTGTGCCACTTCGCGCACGACCACGAGCCGCCAGCCTCCGGCGAACTGTAAAGGCACGTCCTACAATTCCGCCGCGGCTTGTCGCCTTCATGACAAATGCCGCGGTGCCTGCACCACCCGCACTTGAACGCCATCTTGTGGTTCGGGTCTTCGTGCAGCTTGGCCGGCGGCTCGTTAGCGTTGATAATCCCTTGCGCACGCGCCAGCATGCGCAAGACGTAAGGCAGGTCCAACTCCATCCGCTCTGTGTAAAGTTCGTCGTTATCCTTGCAAACGGCCAGGTAGATCCCGCGCTCGCGGTTGCGCCGATACATATAGGTTTGGATCTGGCAGTAATGCTCGGGCTTGGCGACCTTCACCTTGAGTTTTTTAAGCGCCGTGAATGACTTCAGGTTGTGCGACTTCATTTCCCCGACGTGGACGGTCTTTGGCGCCTCCGGCAGGCCGAGTATTTCCGAGTCGAGATAGCCGCGCACATGGCCGTCGCACGCCTCTACCATGATCTGTCGACCATACTCGTCGCGGTCGACCACCTCGCAGCCAATCCGCCGAAGGTTGGCAACCCATCGCTCTTCTTCGATGTTTCCGGTTTCAAACAGCCGAAGTGTGCGCCCCTGGATATGCTCATGCGGTGTTGTCCATCTGAAATTGTACCAAAGATTCCGCGCGCATTCGTCGGCCAGCGTTGAGACCGATATCGAGCGACCGTCACGGGGCTCGTTATCGTTCTCATACGCGGCGTAGATCGCGCGGATGGTGGGTGGGATAACCTGCGGAAGGGGCGCCATTATTCAGGACCACGCGAACGGCAGAGATAACTAGGCTCCCACTCTGTATCCACCTCAACAATCGTTACTGTGCCGTCAGGCGCAGTAACCTCTAGCTCGTGATTGTCAGGGTAGCCGTCGACGAAGTTGCTGTTGCGCTCCATTTCCTTGCACCACATTTCGGCTGCGTCTTCGTCGTCGTAGGCGTTGAACGTGGTGGCGTCGTCGGAGCACCATGTGATCGAGCGGACTTTGTAATCGTCAAGCTGCATTGGGAGTCTCCGAAAGGAGCGTGTTTACTTCCAAGTCTTCCTTGGCCGTCTGCGCTTCGTTGAACGTTGCAAACGCGCCAGAACAAATTCGCGTGCGCATACCTTCGCTAACGGTGTAGGTTTCCATGAGCCTGTAGGGCCGAGAAATGCCATCAGATGGCACGAGTTTCATTATCTGAATTACAGACCAGTGTTTCATAGCCCGTGCACCGTTTCAGCGAACGACTGCACGCCAGCAAGGGCCTGCATCGCGCCCTCGTAATACATCTCCGACTCCGCGCTCTTGGCCGCATTGCGACGCTGCACGGCCTCTCGCCGTGCACGGTCGATTTGGTCGACGATCATCTTGGTGCTGATCTTGGCGTCCGAAGTTTGTGTACAATCTTTGGACATCACCCCTCCTTTTTCATGTTGGACATGAATTCAGCCATGCCACCGCCACCAGGACCAAAGGCTTTTTGCAGAGCCTCGATGCCGATAACCTTGCGTGCACGCTCCACGTCTTCTGGATTCGATAGACTAAATGTCGCAATTGGCTTTGGCCCATCTGGAAACTGACTCTTGTATTCTGACTTCGCTTCGCTCTCGCAATACAAGCATCCCCGGCCTTGGCACCACCTGCAGTCACGATATTTCTTGCCGTCGAAGCGCATCACCCTTCCTTCGCGTAAGTGTAAAATTCGGGATGCCAGTCCGTCGAAACCAGAATGTGCGTGCGGTTTCCCTCGGCGTCGATTACCTCGACCTCATGACGGTCAGGGTAGCCGTCAACGAAATTGGAGTTGCTATCCATCCAGCGGCACCAGGACTCCACGGCACAGTCGGCGCTGAAATCGGTTGTCTTGAAGTTCTTTTCGGCGTCGTCTTCTTCGAGCCAGTCGATAGAGCGCACACGGTATTGCTGCAGGCCAGTCATTCACTCTTCCCCCAAATGCGGCACCACGACATATTCAGCGTTGCGGCTGGCGCTAAATGTCTGGCACGTGAACACCAGGCCGTTCACCTGCTGCCAGTCATCGCATGCCAACTGAATGCGCTCGGCCAGGTCCTTCTCTTGCTCTGGCGTGCATTCGAACCACGGGCCTTCATCTCCCTCCGCTCCGACGCGGTCGCTGTCGGCCAAGCTTTCTTCTGCGCGCGTCAATAGATCATCGACATCAACCCAATCTGCCAGGCGCAATGGATCTTGGCGCGCCTCGACGACATGGCAGCCGATTTTCCACGTACCATCTCCGTCTTGAAATTCACCGACGCGATCTTCCTGCGCTTCGCGGATAGCATCCTCGCGCGTGTCGTGCGGGCCATACGTCATGATTTCGTCGTTAGTGCCAGCCCACCACTTCCAGCCTGTGTGGGACATCACGCCACCCTCGCAAACATGTCCAACTCTTTCGCGCGCGCTACGAATGACTCGTGGCTTTCGTGTTTTGCAAAGGGCCGCACGTCTTTGTGCGAGAAACCCAACACAAGAACGAGCTCAATATATTTCTCGCGCATCAGCCAGTATTCCTTTTCGTAGCTCACGCCACCCTCCCCATCACTTCCCGATACCGCGCCTCGCACGCTGCGGTGTCTTCCCACGTAGGCAGAAAGGCGCGCTCAAGCGTCACGATTGCATCGTCTGTTTTGCCCGCGCGGATTTGGTTGATGGCATCAATGGCAGCCGCTTTCCCGCCTTCGTTCTCCGGGACATACCCCCACGACTTGGCAATTATCTCGCATTCGTCGTCACTCAATTCGTCGATAACGTCGATTGGATCAACCTCGACGCTGACATAGACACTAGACCTAACTTGCTTTTTCTTGGTCATTG